GGTAGCGCATCGCACGTTGACAACGCAACCGAGTAGTTAAAGGAGATTTATCATGTCTACTCAAATCACTACCGCGTTTGTCCAACAGTATTCTGCAAACGTGCAGATGCTCGCGCAACAGATGGGAAGCCGTCTGCGTGACACCGTGCGAATTGAGAATGTCGTTGGTAAAAACGCATTTATCGACCAAGTTGGTCTGGCAACAGCCCAGCTACGGTCAAGTCGGCATGCCGACACCCCACAAATGGATACGCCACATGCGCGTAGACGTTTAAGCCTAGCATCATACGAATATGCTGATTTAATCGACAATCAGGATAAGGTTCGTATGTTGATTGACCCAACTTCATCTTACGCTATGGCGGCTGCGGCTGCTATGGGTCGTGCGATGGACGATGTTATCATTACTGCATTTGATGCGGCTGCTTCTACTGGCGAAACTGGCTCAACAAGCACAGCTTTCGACACAAATCAAGACGTTGCTGTTTCAGTAGGTGGTGCTGACACTAACATGAACTTGACAAAGCTACGTGAAGCAAAGAAGTTGCTTGACCAAGCTGATGTTGACCCTTCAATCCCACGCCATATTGTGATGGGTCCGTCACAGATTCACGCTCTGCTTGCAGACACAAGCGTGACTTCAGCGGATTTCAACACCGTTAAGGCACTGGTACAGGGTGAAATCAATCAGTTCATGGGTTTCAACTTCATCATGTCCAACCGCTTGGCTGTAGACGCTAATAACGTCCGCACATGCTTTGCTTGGGCTGAAGAAGGTATGGCTCTTGGTGTTGGTCAAGATGTTTCTGCTCGCATTGATGAGCGTGCCGATAAAGGTTACGCGACTCAGGTGTACTACAGCATGGACATCGGTGCTACCCGTATGCAAGAAAACATGGTTGTTCGCATCAAGTGTGATGAAGATGACCTAGACGGCGCAGCAGCTTAGAGAAGGAGACTAGAGAATGACTACTAAAAATTCAGACTTAGTGGCAAATCTTGAGGCTCTTCCTCAGGTTGCTAACCCTGCAAGCGAACTGGGCGGCGTTGTACGCATCGCTCAGGGCAATGTTGCACTGGCGGCTGGTGACAGCACTGACGATGACATCGTTATGCTCGCACCAATCCCAACCAACGCAACTCTTGTTTCAGTCCGTGTTGGCTCAGACAACCTTGGCGGCAGTTGCACATTTAACGTAGGCTTCTACACGAATGCTGGCGTTGTTGTGGATGAAGACGCTTTGGCTACTGACGTTGCCGATGCTGCTGGCGTAGCGGAACTCCGTTACGAAGTGGCTGACCTCAACACGACTGGTCAACAGGTTTGGGAACTGGCTGGTCAGTCTTCAGACCCGAATGATGTTTACTACATCGCTGCTACCTTCAGTGCTACTGGTGGTTCTGCTGGTGATATGGCATTCATCATTGAGTATGTCGTAAACTAACATTGGAGGGGGCGGTTCGCCGCCCCTTTCTTTTCCATAAGGAGGGATTGTGGAATATAATAGTGACTTTAGGTACGACTTGAAGGTGGGTCAGCTACATGAAAAGTTTTTAGCTGAATTACTACAGTCAAAAACGATTGAGGTAAAAAGGGATTTCAAGGCTTCACAAACTGGCAAAGTGTTTGTGGAGTTTTTTTGTAGAGGCAAGCTATCCGGCATATCAACAACTGAGGCTGACTTTTGGTGCTTTATAATCGGCGAACAAACTGTCATAATGTTGCCTACAGAAAAATTAATTAGGTTGGTAGATGCGGCAAAGAAGAAGGGCAAGGTAGTTTCTGGCGGAGATAGCAATCTAAGTCAGGGTGCATTAGTTGAGATAAAGGATTTGGTGAAATAAAATGGCATCAGTAGTAGACATATGTAACGAGGCTATGGATTTGTTGGGTGCAGACACTATAACATCCTTAACAGAAAACTCAAAAGTAGCCCGGTTCTGCAATCGGCGTTTTGAATCAGCCCGTGATTCGGTTATTCGTTCACATCCGTGGAACGCTTGTATTCGCCGAGCTGAGATTGCGGCAGATGCAACAGCCCCAGCTTTTGGCTTCACTTACCAATATACTTTGCCAACAGACCCGTTTTGTGAGCGAGTCATTTCGTTCTGGAGTGACCTTGTAGACAATGAGCTTGCAGCATATGACTCTCCATCTATGTTTAAAATTGAGGGTCGCAAAATTCTTAGCAACGAAGGTACTTGCAAGATTACTTTTCTGGCAAGAATTACCGACACGGAACAGTATGATTCACTGTTGCGTAGCACTATAGCCCATCGTCTTGCCGCAGAAGCAGCTTATGCGCTTACTGGTAGCACAAGTGTTTCATCAGCTATGCAAACGCTTTACAATGAAAGACTTAGAGAAGCACGTTCCATTGACGCTATGGAAGGTGTTCCAGAGCAGATTGTTGCAGATGACTTCATTAATATAAGGTTCTAACATGGCTCGCGTTTCCACGATTGTAACCAACTTTCAGTCAGGCGAGTTTTCACCACGCCTTGAGGGTCGTATTGACTTGCAGAAGTATTCAAGCGGCGCACAAGAACTATCCAATATGCTTGTGTTTCCGCAGGGTGGTGCAACCCGTAGACCGGGGACATATTATGCTGGCACATCTAAGGATGGTGGAAAGGTGCGGTTAATACCGTTTGAGTTTAGTGATGAGCAGGCTTACATTCTTGAGTTTGGTGCTAATTATATTCGCTTCTTTAAAGACGGGGGTATACTAACAGAAGCCACAACAAATATTACTGGCGCAACTTCTGCTAATCCTGTTGTTATTACGGCTAATGCTCACGGCTTATCTAACGGCGACCGTGTGTTTATTAGCGGCGTTGGCGGCATGACCGAGATTAACAATCGGGAGTTTACCGTTGCTAATTCAGCTACAAATACTTTTGAATTGTCTGGCATTGATGGTTCTGCATTTACGACTTATACCAGCGGTGGCACAGTAGGTAAAATAGTAGAAGTTACAACGACTTACAGCGTAACAGACATCTTTGAGATTAACTTTACCCAGTCAGCCGATGTCGTATATTTTGCGCATAAAGACCACGAACCAGCCAAGCTGACTAGAACTACAGCGACTAGCTTCACGCTTGCTGACATAGCATTTGTTGATGGTCCTTATCTTGATGAAAACGCTACTGACATTACTCTTTATGCGTCAGCGCAAACAGGCACAGTAACAGTTACTGCGTCTGCTAGTTTATTTACCAGCAATGATGTTGGTAGGTATATAAGGTTTAGAGAGTTATTGGAAACACACCATGACGAGTGGGCGGCTAGCACAAGTTACGCTGATGGCGACACTGTTCGTTATGATGGGCATGTTTACGAACAAGTCACTGGCTCTACTCAGACATCGGGCAACACGCCACCAGTTCATTTGTCTGGCACAGAAACATACGGTCTTATTGATTGGGAATACAAGCATGACGACACTGGCTATGTAAAGATTACGGCATTTACTAGCGCAACTCAGGTGACTGCGGTTGTGCAAACAGATGACCAAGGGGTTGCTGTTTTACCAGACCATGTTATTGGCTCAGGAGATGCTACAAAGCGTTGGTCATTAGGCGCATTTGGTGGCGACCAAGGGTTTCCAAGGGCAGTAGCCTTTTACGAACAAAGACTATACTTTGCTGGAACAACAGGTCAACCCCAGACAATCTTTGCTTCTGTGACTGCTGACTTTGAGAATCATACGCCCGGCACAGAGGACGATGCAGCTATAAACGTCACTATTGCGTCAGACAGAGTTAATGTTATTAAGCACATGATTCAGGGGCGGTTTCTTCAGATTCTTACATCAAGCGCAGAGTTTACTTTGTCGGGCGGCACAGGTTCTACAGTAGCAACTCCAACAAATGTAAACGTGTTAAGAGAAACAACATTTGGCTCTGGTGATGTAAGACCATTGCGAGCTGGCTCTGCTACCATCATGATTCAGAAGGGTGCTGAAAAAGTAAAAGAGGTTTCCTTTAACTTAGACAATGACGGTTTGATTGGTCGTGACTTAACTATACTTGCTGAACACTTGGCGCGGGGTGGTTTGACGGACATGGCTTGGCAGCAAGAACCTGAACTTGTTTTGTGGTTTGTTCGCTCAGACGGTCTTCTTGTTGGTCTTTCTTATGACCCAGCTAACCAGACTATTGGTTGGCACTCGCACACATTAGGCGGAACAGCAGAAGTAGAGAGTATTGCCAGTATTCCTAGTGGCTCTGAAGACCAAGTTTACCTTTCTGTAAAGCGCACTATTGATGCGTCTACTGTTCGTCACATTGTCTATATGAAGCCTATATATTTTACAGATGTTGAGGATGCGTTTTACTTAGACAGCGGGTTAACTTATGACAGCACACCTACAACAAGCATTAGCGGCTTAAATCACCTTGAGGGCGAAACAGTACAAGTATTAGCTGATGGTTCTGCTCACGCAGACAAAGTGGTTTCCAGCGGCTCTATAACACTGGACAGAAGTGCTAGTGTAGTTCATGTCGGTTACAGCTATGACTCGAATGTGCAGACATTGAGAATAGAAGCTGGTGCAGATGATGGTGTTTCCCAAGGAAAAATAAAGCGTATACATGGCGTGACTGTGCGATTCATTAACACTGTTGGTGCAAAGGTTGGACCAACTTTAGCAGACTTAGACCGAATCCCATTCCGTGACTCAAGCATGTCTATGGATGAAGCTGTACCTATGTTTAACGGTGACAAGGAGGTCTTCTTCCCGTCTGGTTATGATAATGATGCAAGAGTTTACATACAGCAAGACCAGCCGTTACCTATGAGTGTATTGGCTGTAATGCGGAGGTCTAATACATTTGATGTATAATGTGCGAGAGTTTAACAAACAGGATGTATATGACATAGATGTTGGCTATGAGTTCGACCGTTCTTTGTTGGTTGAGGGACAGCGCACGGTTGGCAAAACATTAGAGCATGATGGAGAGATTTTAGCTACTGCTGGCGTGCATCTTATGTGGGATGGTGTTGGAGAGGGTTGGGCGTTAGTGTCACCTAAGGTTGAGGAGAATGGGCTTGTGTTTGCCCGTTATGCAAAAAAGATGATTAGTGATATAATCGAAAGCAACAATTTAACCAGAGTGCAAGCTACTATACATGGCAGTGACACTGTAGCGGCTAAGTTCGCAAGCTGGCTTGGTTTTCAAAATGAGGGTGTCATGCGCAAATATGGTGTTAACGGCGAAGATTACGTCAGAGTAGCGAGGGTGTCATAATGGAACCGTTTACCGCTATAGCTGTTGGCAGTCAGGTTGCAAGTGGTGTTGCTGGCTTTAAGGGCAATCGTGCGGCAGCAAGGCAAGCAAGGCAAGTTGCTGCGTACAATGAGCAAGTTACACAGAATGAAAAAATATTATTAGCTAGAGAAAAAGTTAACCAAGAGAAACTGGTTAGGGAACGAGGCAGGCGTTTATATGGGCAAGCCGTTACAGCAATAGCTGCTTCTGGTGTTCAGATTGCTGGCTCTACATACAAAGGGTTAGCTGACATAACCTATGGCGTTGAAAAAGACGCTGCATTTGTTCAATATGCTGCTAATCTTGAGCAGTTGAAAGCGGATTACAGCATCCAGAAAATTAGGCTAGAAAGCCAAGCAAGGCAGTCCAGTTACAAGTCTGCTGCAATAGGGTCTTTGCTTGGCGGTGTTTCTGGTGCGGCAACAACATATTTAGAATTTGAGGGGTAACGCATGCCACAGATTCCACGTTATAGTCAGCAAGCAGGGGGAGTTGTTCAGTTTCCAACAGCACGTTTAACAGGGTTAGATAGTGGTGTATTTGAGCAAGCTGCGCTGTCACAGGCAAAGGCAACCCAAGACGTACTTGGCGCTGTTTCCGAGGTCGCAGCCAAGTTTGAGGCTAAACGTCAAGAAGCTGAGTTTTACAACTTAGAGCAGACCTTTCGGGAAAGAATTAACGCGGAAACTTTTGACTTGGTTACTAGCGACACCAGCCAAAATGTAGATGAATGGCTTCCTAAAAGCCAAGAATACAAGCAAAAGCTAAGTGCTGACATTGATGCTGTTAAGGGCATTTCTGGCAAGCTAAAATCAAGATTAAAGAATGGCATGCTTGGTCTTGCTGACAATCGCTTGTTTGACGGAAAGAAAAATTCCTTTGACCGTGACATTACAGAAAAGTCTAAGGTTGCAAATAAAAATGTCTTAACCTTAATACGGGATGCTGCTGATGTTGATGGTCAGGAAATAGAAACCCCGCAAGGTCGCATAAGTAAATCTGAAATAATACTAGCTGATGCTATAAGCATTATACAGAGAGGGCAAGATTTAGGTTATTCTTTAGACTATAACGAGCAGAGTTTACGATTTGCTGTTGATGAAGAAATAATAAATAGAAAGCTAGAGGCGGATGACCTGTCTCTTAGAGATTATGTTGAGCTGGAACAGCAAATATTGCTGGGCGAGGGTCGTTTTGAAGGTTACGACATGTCAGAACGCAGAAACCTAGCTTCTGAAGTAAGCGGTCACATATCTCGCATGGAAACTATACGAGCAAGAGAAATACAAGTTCAGTCTCAAGACAACTTGTTGGTTATGAGTAGGTCTATGCCGGATGTCGATGAAAACGGCACAATTATAATGAATGCGGCTAACAAAATGGAAAGCCTTGCAGAAAAAAATATGGCTTTAGCTGATGAGTTAGAGCGCATGGGCGACCCTGTTGGGGCAGACAAGCTGCGTGACGACACCATGCTAGCAAAAGAACTGTATGCCTTTAACGATGACATAGCTTTTAAGGACGATTTATATGTCCAGAGCAAGATTGATGAATTTCAGGATGCCATTGACACAGCAAGCGGCGTAAGTATAGCTGCTGAAGCCGATGCTATTGAGGCTTTTAATGCTGCAAAAACTCTTGTCGAAGAGAGAACACAAAGGCTCAACGAAGACCCTGCTGATTATATTAGAAAACAAAACGCTCGCGTCAGCGAGCAACAATTAAGTTATGCGGGTATAGCTGAGTTGCAAAATCGAATGGGCATGTCTGAGCAAAGCATACAGGTTCTCACTGTAAACGAGTTAGAAAGACTTCAAGAAGACATTAACAGCGGCGACATAAACGCTGCGTTTGACTCTATAGCCGGGTTCTTTAATCAGCCAGCCATGCAAGAAACTGTTATGATTGATGGCGAAGAAATTAAAGTTGGTGATTTAGCGATGCGTCAGGCTAGGGCTTCTGGTCTTAGCATGGGGTTAAATATAGTTGCATCCAACCCTAATCACAGGCAGGCAAAGAATATGCTTGTTACTGCTAGAATGGATAGCAAAACATTTAATGACCTAACATCTGAGATGGATAAGGAAGACAAAACAAAGGTAAGAGAAGAAGTTACCAAAGCCATGTCACAATACCTTGACTCTGTTGTTGGGGATTTTAGTGGCGGGACAGTTGACCAAACAGGCATGGGCGGGAGAGCTTACGCTATGTTCGAGCTTACCGATGAAGTTTCTAAGCAAGCAATTTACCTTGTTTCGCGCGGCATGGATGTAAACAATGCAGTAGCTACTGCTACATCAATCATAAACGACAAGTATGCTTTTATTGATGCTGACTATGTTTACGCTTTAAACGCGCCAGTAAGAGTTCCCATTAAATATAACCAAGGCGACAATCTCGCAAATTGGAATAAGTTTCTTTACAAGTATGTAGAAACGCAGTTACCGCAAAGAAATGTTGTTTTGCCTGCTGATTGGGAAACTAGGTTTGACTCTGAAAAAGCGGCTACTGAGTTTTATGCTAGCCGTGTGTTTGAGCATGGTCGATGGGTTACATCAG